CTGAAGACTGCCTTTACAAAGATCACCAAGCAAAAGCGGGTTAATCGTATCTTCTTGAATGCCTTTGTAGATTCAATGGCATAAAGTCCTGTACAACGGGCATTACTTGTGATATAATAGTAGTATTGCAGCAATTTATATGATGTAATTTTTGAGAAGGTGTCCATACTATGAAAGCAGAGATTAAGCAAGCATTTGTAAAATCGCTAGGTGCAAAATATCCTGGCCGATCAATTTTCGATCGTAATGAATTGGCAGACCATGCAGCAGATATGGGTATGCCATTTCCAGGATTTTGTATGCGTCCAGAAAATCGTGTTGGCCGCGGTCAATACCAAATTGAAATGTTATCACTAGTGAAACAAGTAGAACCTGTAGAAGTAGAAAACACTTCAGAAAAAATTACACAATCGGTGTTTGAACAAGTGAAAATCGAAGTACCTGAAAAAGATAAAACATATGTGTCGTGGGGATTCTACCGCGACGTAAAGCAAGTTATTGAATCACTTGCTTTCTATCCAGTCTTCATTGCTGGTCTATCAGGCAATGGTAAGACTATGATGGTCGAACAAGCATGCGCTGAAGCCAAGCGTAAGTATGTTCGTGTTAACATCACTGAAGAAACCGATGAGGATGATCTCATTGGTGGCTTCCGTCTTGTTAACGGTGAAACTGTGTGGTGTGATGGTCCTATCCCACAGGCTATGAAGCAAGGCGCGGTATGTCTGATTGACGAAATCGATCGCGGTTCTAATAAACTAATGTGCTTGCAGGCAGTACTTGAAGGTAAGCCATTGTATATTAAGAAGACCGGCGCAGTAGTCAATCCAGCCCGCGGTTTTAACGTACTTGCTACAGCAAACACAAAGGGTCGTGGTAGTGAAGATGGACGATTCACTGGTGCTCGTATTCTTGACGAAGCATTCCTTGAACGATTCATTGCAACACTAGAGCAACCTTATCCTTCAACAGCTGTTGAAAAGAAAATCATCATCAATGCTATGGATGTCTATGGCAACCTAGATGGTGACTTTGCAAATAACCTAGTTACTTGGGCTGAGATCATTCGTAAAACTTACGAAGAAGGTGGCGTAGATGATCTAATCTCTACTCGTCGTTTAGTTCACATTGCTCGTACTTATGGAATCTTTGGTGATCGTAAGAAAGCAATTGAATTGTGTATCTCTCGATTTGATGAAGATACTCGTGTAGCCTTCCTTGATCTATACACTAAGGTTGATAGTAAACCAACTGAACAACCAGAACAACTTATTGAGCGGGATGATACGGACGAACCCGTACCGTTCTAAAAGAAAACACCTTGGAAGAGGAAACAGCACTCCCTCTTCCTATCACTGGTGAATTTGAGTGCTATTACGTAATGGAGTTTTATTTTATGAGCAAGCAAGCTAAACTTTTAACCGCTTTCCAAAATGGCAATGAGTATACTGCTAAGCAGATCTCTTCAACTTTTGGTATCAAAGATGCGTACTCTGCAGTACGTAACTTGCGTGAAGCTGGTCATTGCATCTATGGCAACCCAGCAACATTGTACACTGGCGAACAAACTACTAAGTTCCGCTTAGGTACACCTAGCCGCCGTATGGTTGCTATTGCAAGCCGCTTGGTTGGTGCTGACGTATTCTCACGTTAATTTGAGAGTAGGACTACGGGGAGGCTGGACACCTATCCTCGTAGTCTTTTTTACTTTGGAGAATATATTATGAGCAAAGAGTGGACCAGAGTAGTAGAAGACTTACAGAAGTACGCTGAGGCAGAACGCCAGCGCAAAAGCGTTTTCAGACGAATTTTAAACTTCTTCACAAGTGGTTGCTGTGGCGGTGACTGCAGGCAAGGAAGAAGTGTATGTAATTGTGAGAAGAAGAATGGCAACTAAAAAGCAAACCCAGGACGCAGTTAAGGCGTCTCAAAATGCTACTGAAGGTGGTAGAAAATTTGATGGTGGTAAACCTCAATATGGTTTACTGCCTCCGTTAGCATTAAAAGCTACGGCAGAGATTCTTACATTTGGCGCAGAAAAGTATGAACCGGACAATTGGAAGTATGTGCCAGATTCTAAGCGTCGTTATTTCGATGCGTTACAACGACATGTGTGGGCGTGGAAAGAGGGAGAGACTAATGATCCTGAATCAGGTAAGCATCACCTAGCACATGCTCTTTGTTGTCTAATGTTCTTATACGAACATGACGTTAAATATTCAAAAGAGTAAAATAGTTGTTTACTTTTTATAACTCTTGTGATATAATTGCTAATTATAACCTATAGGATATATTATGAATCTTTCAAACGATACCATTAACGTGCTGAAGAACTTTGCGGCAATCCAGCCGAACATTGTTTTTCGTGCAGGTAATGAACTCAAAACAATCGCCGAAGCTAAGAACATCGTAGCTAAGGCAACAATCCCTGAGACTATTCCTCAGGACTTCGGCATCTATGACTTAGCCGACTTCTTATCTTCAATCAGTTTGTTTGCTAATCCAACATTCTCATTTGATGCTAATGGTAAGAGTGCAACAATCTCAGAAGGTAAGTCATCACTTACATATTTCTTCTCTGATGAATCATCACTAACACATCCACAAAAAGACGTGGCAATGCCTCCAATTGATGTATCCTTTGTACTTACTCAGGACACACTAGGTGCATTGCGTAAAGCTACATCTCTTTTAAATGTTAGCACTATCTCTGTAGAAGACGCCGGCTCTGGTATCGTTGTACGTGTTAAAGATCCAAAGAACTCAACATCTAATTCCTATGGCACTGAAGTTGATGGTAACAACAATGGTCATACGTTCAAGTTCCACTTTGACATCAGCAACTTTAAATTAATTCCAGGTGATTACGATGTCAACATCTCTGGTAAACTTATTTCCCACTTTAAACATAAGACTCTTCCAGTTGAGTATTGGATTGCACTAGAAAAGTCTTCAACATACGAGGCGTAATATGGCATCATTAAATATTCAAGACTTAGCCATGATGGTTAAAGTTATTGATCTAAGTTCAGAAAAAGGTGTCTTTAAAGGTGCCGATCTTAAGCCAGTTGGCGATCTACGTGAACGTATCGTAGAATTTGTAAAACAAGTTGAAGCAACATCGAAGGAGCAAACTAATGAGTCTACTAGCGCAGAAGCTCAGTAATCCAGCAGATCGTAAAGCAGTGTACGATGCATTGCGCGAGATCTCTAATTCAATGACACGTATGGAAGCAGAACGTGATCTTATCTCTGAAACACTTAAGGCTGTTAAAGATAAGTATGAGCTTCCACCAAAGTACACACGCACTCTAGCAAAGATCTATCACAAACAAAACTTCCAGCAAGTTAAAGATGAACAAGCTGAAGTTGAACACCTGTACGAATCATTAACAGCTTAATACCCAACTATTTTATTATGGAGTTTTGAATGCAAGATCAATTTTTGTGGGTAGAAAAGTATCGACCAAAGACTATCTCTGAATGTATCCTTCCTAAGCAACTGAAGGATACATTTCAGCAGATCGTCGACAGCGGTGAGCTGCCAAACTTAATGTTTGCTGGTACTGCGGGTCTTGGTAAGACTACAGTTGCTCGGGCACTGTGCGAACAACTTGGTATCGACTATATCGTTATCAACGGGTCTGAAGAAGGTAACATTGATACGCTTCGTACAAAGATCCGTCAGTTCGCATCTACTGTTTCACTCGCTGGTGGATATAAATGCGTTATCCTAGATGAGGCTGATTATCTAAATCCTCAATCTACACAACCAGCTCTTCGTGGTTTCATTGAAGAATTTGCAGACAACTGCCGATTCATTCTAACATGTAACTTTAAGAATCGTATCATTGAGCCTCTTCACTCACGTTGTGGTGTTATCGACTTCAAGTTTGATAAGAAGTTATTGGCAGGTCTATGTGGTCAATTCTTAAATCGCCTAAAGGATATCCTCACTAAAGAAGGTATCACTTTTGAAGAACCAGTGCTTGCTGAACTAATCATGAAGCATGCACCTGATTGGCGTCGTGTTTTAAATGAAGCACAACGCTATAGCATTAGTGGATCTATCGATGAAGGTATTCTTGTTACGTTAAACGACAAGTCTATTAAAGATCTAATGACTGCGCTTAAGGCTAAGAACTTTAAAGGTATGCGTGAATGGGTTGTCAATAACATTGATACAGAACCACATGCAGTCTTCCGTAAGATCTATGACAATCTGAATGAGTATCTACAACCTCAATCAATTCCACAAGTGATTCTTATCCTTGCAGACTACCAATATAAGAATGCCTTTGTTGCAGACCATGAACTTAATGTGGTTGCATGTATGACTGAAGTCATGGCTAATTCGGAGTGGAAATGAACGAGTGTACAATCTACGACTTTGAAACTCTAGGTCAAGATCAGCAACACAGTGTTGTTCTATCATTCGCTATTCTTTCATTTAGTGAAAGCCGTTACGTAAGTAATCCATACACTTATGAAGAACTATTGGCCAATACAAAATACATTAAGTTCAATGTTGAAGAACAAGTGAAAGTTTACAAACGCACCATCACTAAAGAAACTTTGGATTGGTGGGCTGAACAAGGTAAGGATGCTCAAGAGAGTCAACTGAAGCCATCACCTAATGATAAGTCTATCTCAGAACTATATCAATTCATAGTTGATAATATCGATGTCGCTAATCATGAGAAAGCTTTTACTCGTGGTAACACCTTTGATCCTATCTTTTTGGATTCAGTGTTGGCTAATTGTGGAAAAGTAAATCCTATGCATTGGGGATCTATTCGTGATACACGCTCATACATTGAGGGTATGTCATTTGGTTCTGGACTTAAGAATAGCTTCGTTCCATCTGAAGAACTTCAAGCAAAGTTCGTCAAACATGATCCACGCCATGATATCGTTATGGATGTTATGCGTATGCAAACTCTAGCACAGGCTATTAATTAATGCAAGCAAAGATTTATAGCAAAGATGAATTCTGGTGTGTAGACTTCATCGACAATAATTATGAGTTAGTACCATCAGTCGGTATGTTCAAACATTTAGAAGATGCTAGACAAGCCGCACTTGAATGGTGTGAAGGAGTGACTGAGAATGTGGCGATTGTGGGCAAAAGCTCTTGGTGAAAAGCACGGTAAAGATGATCGTGAAGCGGATAAGATCGCTCTCATTAGAACACTGATCGTTGCTTGTTATATTATTACTAACCTGTTCATTGTAGCAGGTGTTATTAGGCATTGGTGATATGATACATTATGAATTTCAAGTGATGGAGTATAAGGATCCAGATACAAAAAAGATCTGGAAAGTAGAACTCCAAATGAAGAAAACTTATCGCGATGAATATATGAATATCATTAGGCATGATAGTTTCAGGCCAGTTCCTCGCGTTGAGATGTTGATGAAGGAGTTAACTAATGGCTAATCCCTTCGACTATGTAAATGCAATCTGCGATACAAAGCAGAACCTAATTGTGGATGATGCTTCTGAAAAGGCATACAATGCATTTATGATTAATCGTACTTTGTCGTATCATTATGATACAGTCCTACTGGCTAATGAGATGAATCAAAGGGCTTTCCTTGACAAGAAGCTTCAATTTGATTTTCTTATAAATACAGTTAGGAAGAAGCGTAGGTTTGCCAAATGGATCAAACCAACTTCTTCCGATGATTTGGAAGTCGTCAAAGAGTATTATGGCTATAGCAACGAGAAAGCTCGACAAGCTCTATCCTTACTCAATGACGAACAAATGGGACAATTGAGACAAAGGATTTTCAAAGGTGGAAAATAACGAAAAGAGCGTCGAGTGGACGCCAGCAAGCATGCTGGAAGTGACACTAAACGAGCCAGATGACTTCTTAAAAGTAAGAGAAACGCTTACACGTATCGGTGTTGCGTCTCGTAAAGATAGGAAGCTATATCAATCTTGCCATATCTTACATAAGCAAGGTAGATATTTCATAGTGCATTTTAAAGAACTGTTTGTGTTGGACGGTAAACCTTCAACTATTACAGAGAACGATATTCAACGTCGTAATACGATTGCAGTGCTGCTTGCAGACTGGGGTCTTGTTACGATAAATAGTACTGAGCAAGCTAAGGACAGAGCACCTTTACGTCAGATCAAAGTGATCTCTCATAAAGAACGCCATGAATGGGAACTATGTCCTAAGTATAACATCGGTAATACGCGCAAAGATTTCTAAATCCCCACTCGGGATGGGAACTGGCTTTGAGAGTGTGCCAGTCCAGAAACACCTCACTATACGCCTTATGGGTATAGAACAATTTATTAACTTTACTCGCTTAATAGGAGCAAAAACATGAACACATTAGTTAAAGACTTTTTCCAAAAGCCATTCGAAGTTTTGAATGTATCTTCAAAAGACTTCGATAAATTCTTCGTAGGTTTCGACGAGCAATTCGATCGATTAGCTAAGACAGCCCAAGACCTAACAAAGAACATTCCATCATATCCTCCATTCAATATCAAGAAGGATGCAGAAAACAAGTACACTATTGAAGTGGCTGTTGCTGGATTCTCTCAATCAGATATTGAGATTACTTTAGAAGGCAATAAGCTTACTGTCACTGGTAAAACAACAGAAGACAATGAGCTAGGCGAATTCCTATTCAAAGGAATTGCTAACCGCGCTTTCACACGTACATTTGCGTTAGCTGAAAAGATTGAAGTTCAATCTGCAGAGATCGTTAATGGTATGCTTAAGATCGCTCTTGATAAGTTGGTTGATGCTCAGCCAATTCGCAAGATCGAAGTTAAAGGCGAAAAGAAGTCTAAGAAGGAATTCTTAGCAGAAGATAAGTAATCCAGCAATTTTGGAGGAGGGCGGGGTGACTCGCCCTTTGTAGTTTATGCTAGCAAGAAAATTATTAAGACACGAAGCTGATAAGCTAATAGAACACCTATGCAAACTTGAAGGCGATGATCGTCGTCTACGTTTTGGTGTAAGTATTAGTGATGAGGCTATTGGAAACTATGTAACTAAGTCTATGTTAGACGAAGAATCAGCATGGTTTGTTTGTGGTGAGCATGAGATTGTTGCAGCTTGCCATGTTGCAATATATAATAATGAAGGTGAATTGGGCTGTTCAGTAGATCCAAGTTTTAGAGGTCTAGGTTTAGCTCAGCAATTATTTGATAGAGCAATCATTTATCTGCGTGCACATAATATCGTAGATGTTTATATGCACTGCTTGACAGAAAATCAAGTAATGAAACATATCGCTAAGAAGAACGATATGACGGTTGTAAGTTGTGATGGTGAAGCCGATGCAAAGATTAAAGTAGATCCACCAACAGCAGCCACATATTATCAAGACGTATATCTTGATAGAATCGCTCTATACGATATGATTGTTAAAACGCAGGTTAACGCATATAATTCGTTTATAGAAACATTTAGAAATGGCAAAAGGAATAGTATCACTAGGTCCAGTTCATAAAGGATCTTGGATAATCCAAGCGAGTGTTTATAAAGAACACATCCTAGTTATGATGTTTAATTTTCAAACTGCATCCTTTGCCATGCATTATTTGAAAGATGAGTACGAAGCAAATTTATTTGTAGAGTACGTTTTAGAAAAAGGTGGTTTACATGATTAAGTGTTTTCAATTGATTAACGGCCAAGACATTGTTGGCGAAGTGCAACAAGACGATGGGTCTACTTTACAAATTAAGAATCCAGCATCTATTCATTTAGTGCCAGATCAAAGTGGTAAGAGTTATGGCGTAGCATTAATGCCATATATTCCATACGCTGAGTTTAATAAAGTAACTTTACATCAAGATAAGATCATGCTGGAATATGAAGCTTCAGTAGATCTGCGAAACAATTATAGCCAACTATTTGGTGCGGGAATTCAAATCGCTAATACTATGCCACGATAACCGTTTACAACGGGTCATATTTGTGATATAATATTAGATATGGAATTCTATACAAGCCTCGCCAGATACGGCAACAACATCCTATATCGTGGGTACAAGAACGGCAAACGCATGTCGGTCAAAGTACCGTTCTCACCTACGCTATACGTCCCAGTAGAAAAACCAACATCCTTCAAATCTCTTGATGGCAAGTACGTCGAGCCAATCAAACTTGAAACTATGCGTGAAGCAAAAGAGTTCATGGAGAGATATAAGGATGTTGCTAATTTCGAAATCTATGGAAACACTAATTACGTAGCACAATACGTAGGTGAACACTGGCCTAACAGTGAAATTCAATTTGATCCTAACCTCATCAATGTAACCAACATCGATATTGAGGTACAATCAGATGAAGGTTTCCCTGAGCCAGAAGAAGCCAAGTTTCCAATCATCTCAATCGCACTAAAGTCAAACATTGACAACACATTCTACGTGTGGGGTCTTGGTCCTTATGATGTAAGCAAATCGATTATGCAAAATAATCGTGTTGTCTATACACAGTGTGCGACTGAAAATGAATTACTGCTACGATTCCTAGCTCATTGGAATACACCAACGCATATGCCGGATGTTATCACCGGTTGGAATATGCGTACATTCGATATTCCCTACATCATTAACCGTTGTCGTCGAATCTTTGATGATGAAAAGCACTTAATGCTTTCACCTTGGGGTAAGGTTGAAGAAAAGCAAGTTACAATGATGAAGAAACAAGTTCAGATGTATGACATCATGGGTGTTTCTCAGATCGACTATCTTGATCTTTTCAAGAAGTTCGGTTATTCATACGGTGCTCAAGAATCTTATCGTCTTGATCATATCGCCTTCGTTGTGCTTGGTGAACGCAAGTTGGAATATGATGGTAACCTTCACACTCTATACACAACTGATCACCAGAAATTCATTGACTATAACATTCGAGACGTAGATCTTGTTGATAGAATCGATGATAAGACTGGACTGATGGAACTATGTTTTACGATTGCGTATAAAGCCGGTGTTAACTATAATGATACATTTGGCACTACCGGCATTTGGGATACACTGATCTATCGCTACCTTTTAAAGCAAAACATTATTGTACCACCTAACAAAGATTCGTTTAAGTCGGATTACGCTGGTGGCTATGTAAAAGAACCTCAGTGTGGTGTGCATGATTGGGTTGCATCTTTTGACGTTAACTCACTTTATCCTAACATCATTGTCCAATGGAACATGAGTCCTGAGACGATTATGAAAGGTCGTGCAGATCAACGTGTAAATCCAGATTCTATTCTTGAAGGTTATAAACCAACTATCAATGAGAATGCTGGTGTTTGCGGATCTGGTCAAATGTTCTCCAATGAGAAGCAAGGCTTCATGCCTAAGATCATTGAAGAAATGTACGATGAACGTGTTGCTATTAAGAAGATGATGATCTCTTCCAAGAAAGAATTGGAAGCCGCTGATAAGTCTAATAAGCAAGAAGTTTATCGTATTGAACGTGATATCGCTCGATATGAAAACCAACAAACAGCAGTTAAGATTCTTTTAAACTCGCTTTATGGTGCATTGGGCAATAAGTACTTCCGTTACTTTACGATGGAAATCGCTGAAGGTATCACCTTATCGGGTCAAATGATTATTCGCTGGGCTGAAAAGCATGTGAATGATTACTTGAACAAGGCATTAAAGAATAAGGAATACAAAGACTATGTTATTGCTATTGATACTGACTCTGTTTATGTTGCGCTTGAGCAGGTCGTTAAAGCAACGGGACTTACAGACAAAGAAAAAATAGCTAACTTCTTAGATAAGCTTTGTAGTGAAGCACTTGAAAGTGTACTATCAAAATCATTCGATGAGTTGGCTACATCACTAAACGTACATAAGAAACGTATCACCATGAAACGAGAAGCAATCGCTGATCGTGCAATCTGGGTTGCCAAGAAACGATACATCCTTAATGTGCTTGATAATGAAGGAGTTCGCTATCATAAACCAAAGCTCAAGATCATGGGGATTGAAGCAATCAAATCATCTACACCGGGCACGTGTCGCGAGGCTTTTGAAGAATTGTTTAAGGTTCTCATCAGCGGTACGGAAGCTCAGACTCAGGCGTTTATTAGAGATTATCGAACTAAATTCGAAGCGCTTCCGCCAGAAGCAAAAGCGTTTCCACGTTCGGTATCGTCGGTAAAAGACTACATGGACCGTGATACGATCTATAAGAAGGGTACACCAATTAATTCTCGAGCAGCGATTCTTTATAACATGATGCTTAAGAAGAATGGACTGAAAACATATTCACCTATTAAAGATGGCGAAAAGATTAAGTACATTCACCTGTATCCTAACAATCCTATCAAGGAAAATGTAATTGCATTCATTGATGTATTGCCTCCTGAGTTCAAGCTACATCAATATATCGATAATGATACACAGTTTGATAAAGCATTCCTTGAACCAGCTCGTGGTATTATTGAAGCTATTGGATGGAAGGCAGAACCAGTCGCAACATTGGAGGATTTTTTTGCATGACGAAAGATGCATATACGTTATTGAATGAAGCTATAGACTTATGGAAAAAGAATGCTATGGCTCAGAACGATGCAACAACCATCAATAAGGATACGTCGGGGATTAAGCTTTTCATTAAAGCACCTGAGTATGGTATTTGGCAAGCAACCGACGTATCATTTGATCCACACTTTGGTATTATGATTGAAGCGAAGATAGTTCCTTATGGTAGTCAAAAGACGTAAAGTCGGAAACACAACCGTTACAATTAATACGAAGACTGGTAGACAAACTACTAGTCGTCGTTCTGGAAATATAACGTATTCTCAGTCTAACCAAGGACACAACAGAACTACACAAACATTTAATTATGGTAACGGTTGGTTTGAACGCAAAACAACCAATTGGAATAAAAAGACACGAAAGAAAAAGTCTAGTTGGTCTTTGTTTGGAAATTCTTCTACTCGATCAGTTAGCAAAGAAAAACACACAGAAGAAAAAATAGAAAAGCCAGAATTTGTAGGACCTCCGTATCTTGTTTTCTGGAAGCGAAAGAAGTTTAAGCAGTTTACATTTGGTGAATGGATCGGTTGGATGATATGTGCGCCATTTAGATTCATGTGGTTTATTATTAGATGGACTATTATCATAGCAGTGATAGCAACAATTGTACAAACAATAATGCTTATGATATAATATAATTTTAGGAGAAATTGAATGTCACAAAATTGGGTAAAAGATATTAATGAAATGCACCACAAGTTTGGTGTGCGTGAAGTAGTTAATGGCTTCGATAAAGAAAAGCTTGCAAAGTTTCTTGAATTCCGTGCAAACTTCCTTCAAGAAGAATTGGATGAATTGAAATCTGCTAAGACTGCAGACGATGTAGTTGATGCATTGATTGATCTTTGTGTGGTTGCAATTGGAACGTTGGACGCCTTTGATGTTAATGCTTACACAGCTTGGGATCGTGTTCACTATAAGAACATGGAAAAAGAAGTTGGCATTAAAGAATCTCGTCCAAATCCACTTGGTCTTCCAGATCTGATCAAGCCAGAAGGATGGACTCCACCAACTCACGTTGACAATTGTGGATTAATCGATAAGATCTATGCCTAATATCGGCGACTTGAGAGTAAATCCCAACACCTTCATGTCGGAGGTTTGGGATGGAAAATTTTGGACTACTTCACCAGCTATGGCAATTGCACCTTCAACGTACAGTACTATCACTGCTAATGGACCTATTGGTGCGTCTACTATCTCAAGCGCTAGACCAACTATATCTGCAACAGAGCGTGAGTTGATATTCAACTACATTAAAGATAATATCCGTGTAGCTGAATACCATGACAAACATACTGGGAAGATTGATACCGTTCAACTTGAAATGCGATTAGATGAAGGATACGTCTGGGAAGCAGTACAGCGTATAAAAATTAAATAATGAAATATTCTTTGACAGCCTTTGCGTCTATTTTTGATAATAAGACTCATAGACAAATACATCATGATACTTGGGAAGACTTTGAGGCCATGCTTTATAAGATGGCCACAATTCCCGGATATAAATTAAAGAAGGGTGAGCGTAAAGCGCCAAAAGGTCTTAAGGCTTCACCACTGATAACTCCTGCGGTTTATGAGGAAGGTAAAACTCGAGCGAATGATAATGTAATTGAGTGGGCAGGCTGGGCAGCCATTGACGTAGATGATCATAAGTTCGAAGGAAATTTAAAGGAAGAACTTCATGCTAAGTACGGCAATTATTACTACGTTTGTTATTCTACTTCTAGTAGCACGAGCGATCATCCTAAGTTTAGACTTGTATTCCCACTTAAAACTAGTGTTAAGCAGTCGAGCATCAAGCACTTTTGGTACGCACTCAACAAGGAATTCGATGGAATCGGAGACCAACAGACTAAAGACTTATCTCGGATGTATTACGTCCCTGCTCAGTACCCTAACGCTTATAACTTTATCTTTACTAATGCTGGTAGTTTCATTAATCCTAATGATCTGATGGATAAACATCCATTCGTTGTTACTCAATCTGCAGTAGCATCGTTCATGGATAGATTACCACCAGAAGTACAAAAGAAAGTTCTTAATCATCGTGAAGAACTTCTTAAAGGTAAAGCGAACTATGATTTTGAATGGACTAATTATACTAACTGTCCATTCGTAAATCGTAAACTTATCAATGACTACAAAGCTATCGCTTATAATGATGGCTCTGGACGTTACTCAATGATCTATAAGATCATGTCATCGATCGCATGTAACGCAATCAAAAGCCGTTACCCGATAACATCATCACAAATCGCAGAAATGATTCGTCAGCTGGATAGGGATACTGCAAATATCTATGCTAAGCGACCACTTCAAACTGAGGCTGAGCGGGCATTGGAATATGCATATAAAACTGTAGAATACTAGTGTACAACGGGCATTACTTGTGATATAATATACTTATGAATGTATATAATGACGACGTAATGAATGCCCTTAGTGAATTAGTATTCACTGTGGATTTTAACACTCAGCATCAAGAAGATTTGAAGATGATGACTGAGAATAACTGGAAGCAAGAAAAGAAAAAGCGCGGCAAAAGATCTTATGAAACTGTGCAGGAACATACTGCTATGGGATTAGGATCTGAAATCGCGCTTTTAACGTTACCGTACTTTGGTCAAGTTAGTGAAATCGTAGAAGATGCGATGGAACTTAACTTTGTCGATCGTATGCGTGATTACAAATACTTGCTAGAAGAAGGTCGTTATGGTCAACAAAAGACCATGAATCTTAAGTATCCTGACTTGCGTTGGTACATTAGTTTTAGCCAACTCGAGTCATTGTTACGTTCTGCACCGTATAACCAAGACTTGTTGCTAGTCGGCTACAATAAACTTGGCGAATTGAAGTTTGAATACAAACCAGTGTTTCTAATTGAAATGCAAAAGGTATGTACACCAACATCTCGTTATATTACAATAGACAAATCAAGCAAATTTGAAAGCTACATCTTTGATTGGCGTAAAGCTGTTAATGATGGAGTGTGTCATAGACTACTAAGGAACTATTAATGGATAAGAAATTTTCACGTTATTCAGCAAATGTTTTATTTGAAGCAGCTGAACTTCAAGAACGTAAAGGCCAGGATTATCAGAATCCTCTAAGTCGTGTTCGTCAAGCAGATCATTACCCTCGTGGCGTATACACGATTCTTGATACTGTTAATGGTAAACTTTTGCGTATGTACTCTGTGCTGGAAACTATGGAAGCCGGCGGAAAGGTAAACTTTGAGTCAGTCGAGGATTCAGCTATCGATGCTATTAATTATCTTTCTTTTGTTGTTGCGTACCTGCGCGGAGAGATTGATGGACAAACCCCTGATAAGGACATCTTTAATCGACGTGGTCAAAACAATCCAGCATTGATCCCAGAAAAGTTCAACCCTAACAAGAAGGTAGAAGACTATGCAGCGCAACCACGTATTTGATATTCGTGAAGAATTTGCTCGTAAACTTCGTGAAGAAGAATTCGTAACTGATAAAGGTGGTGCTCGCACTATTGAAATTATCAATGCATCTTTTGTAGCAGATCATGCTTCTATCTTCGGTACTATCAACGAAGATTATGTACAGCGCGAACTTGAGTGGTATCGCTCTTTGTCACTAAGTGTCAATGATATTCCTGGTGGTGCACCTGCAATCTGGAAACAAGTTGCTGATAAAGATGGTATGATCAACTCAAACTATGGTTGGTGTATCTACTCAAAAGAAAACGGTTATCAGTTTTCTAAGGTTGTAGACGAGTTGTGGAAATCTCCTCTATCACGTCGTGCTACAATGATCTATATTCGACCAAGTATGCATGAAGATTACAACCGTAATGGTATGTCAGACTTTATGTGTACCTATTCAACTCAGTACTACATTCGTGATGGCGTACTGCATGCATCTGTTTTCATGAGATCTAATGACGCTGTTTATGGTTATAAGAATGATTATGCATGGCAACGATATGTACAAAAAGAAGTGCTTCAAGCAGTTAATGGTAAGTCTAATACTGTATATGCTCTTGGTGATCTTCACTGGAATGCTGGCAGTTTACACGTCTATGAACGTCACTTTGACTTAGTTAAAGAGTGGGATAAAAGCCTCGATGTCGAATCAAACTACTAAAAAGTGGAATGAGCGCTACATGGCTATGGCCAAAGAAGTAGCGCAGTGGTCAAAGGATCCTAACACTAGAGTTGGAGCCGTTGCTGTAGGAGATAAAGGACAAATCTTATCTCAAGGATACAACGGTTTCCCTCGTGGGATTCTTGACACATCAGATCGTTTAAATGATCGTGAAACAAAATACAAGTATGTAGTTCATGCAGAAATGAATGTGATCTATAATGCAACGTATTCAGGCGTATCATTAGACGGTGCTAAACTCTATGTGTATGGACTACCAGTGTGTAGCGAATGCGCAAAGGGAATTATTCAAGTTGGAATTAAAGAAGTATACGTAGCCCAAGATTGCATTGATTTAAGACCTCACTGGTTTGAATCATTTCAACAAACTCTTGATATGTTTAGTGAAGCAGGAATTAGTGTATTCGCAGTATGAAAGTATTGATCGTTGGTATGTGCCCATCTAATAAGCCTACACTTGGTTATAAGCGTAATGCTACATTTACCAAGTTAGAATCATGGATGGACACACTAAACGTCAAGCATTTTTCATTCATAAATACGTTTGACTATCCTGCTACACCCACTCTTTCGAAGGTTGATTATAAAAGATTGTCAACTGCAACTAAAGAGTATGATAACGTGTTAGCACTTGGTGGATTTGTTTCACTGGCGCTGGAACGACTTGGTATCGATCATTTTAAGATGCCGCATCCTTCTCCGTTGAATAGACAACTGAATGATAAGTCGTATGAAAAGAAAATCTTAAAGGAATGTAAGGAATATCTTAAATGAAGATTGCAATCATTATGGGTCGCGGCATTGAAGGTTGCGGCGTAACAAAGTATACTGTTGAGCAAACTAAGTGGCTCAAGAAGAATGGATATGACTTTACAGTCTATTCATCAAAGGATAAGTCATGGACTCGTAAGAATGCCCATGATGTTTCAAATGTAGTTCAACTCAAGTTTGCAAAAGCTGAAGAAACACAGAAGATGATTGATGGCTGTAATCAAGCCGATGTAGTTATCATCAATAGCTTACCATCTATTAGTCACTCAGATGATTGCATCTTTCAATTTAAAAGAGCATTAAATGAAATTAAAAAACCTATCGTCCTTGTTCAGCACGATCACTCATCGCTTTCGATCAAGCGCAACGCAGCTCTTGATGATTCTATTAATCGTGCTAACATTATTTTCGCTCATTGCGGCACTAACGACTTTAGTAAATACGTCAAGCAACTTAAGGGAGGCGCTGGCCTTGATGCATTCATGGGAGGCGATACCACTGAAATTTTAAACTTTCAGCCAGGTATCGATTTTGATGGTATTAGAGCAAAGTATTGGAAACCAATTGAACAACAAGATAAAACTCAGAACAAATGGATCGGCCGTACTACAAGTTGGAAAGGCTACAAGGAGATGTTCAAGTTCCACAACGAATATCTTCGTCCAAATGGCTTCATCACTACGTTTGAAGGTATTGAAAAGTCTCCAGCATATCTCGCATTCCGTGAGCTATCAGAGTTTAATGGCCACATCGCAGATGACATCACAACCATCCCATTGTCAGTTGATCAACCGGCATACGTATTCGGACCATACGTAAACGAGCAAATGCTTGAGCGCATGTCAAAGGTTGCATTTGGTTATCAATTATCAATCCTTGACGAACGATTCATTGAGCGTTCTATTGAATACACTCACTGTGAGTTAGCATGTGTTGGTGTAGTTCCAGTCTTCCGTAAATCGTATGGTGAACGTTGTACTCACAGAGTTCAAGGTGAACGTCTAATCAACTGCAAAGATACAGGCACTATCTGGCTTGATGATAACGACATGAAACCGGCCTACGAGATCTTAGATAAATTATCTAGAGACCACGGAATGAGAGATGAGTGGCGCGAGATGGCATTTGAGTTTTACAAGTCACACCAAGACTCACAGCCAGTTTTCCAAGAGATGATGGACAAGATTAAAGAAAGATTATGATTAAACACGCTAGTATCGTTCCACTTATTGGTGGACAAACACTAGGACAAGAGCAAGCAATGGGAAGTCGACCTGAATGGTTGGCTTCTTTTTCTGCTTTCGGTTCTAATGACTCACATGCAGTAAACCATTACAAGCTTCCATATTACGTTATGGATGATGGTGGAACTCATAAGCCAAGCAAGGTTGATGTTATCTCAACTACATGTCCTTGTGCAGGTTTATCTTCACTATCAGCAGGCGCATCTTCAGATGCAGCAGCGAACGAATGGATGTATACTACTGCTAAATTAGTTCTTGGTGAATGGAAACCAGAAGTATTCTGGGGAGAGAATGCACCAGGATTTGCTGGTAAGGTAGGCAAACCTGTTGTAGAAAAACTACACGCCATTGCTAAAGAGAATGGTTACGTCATGTCGATTTATAGAACTAAATCACAACTACATGGCGTACCTCAGATTCGTGAACGTTCATTCTACTTCTTTTGGAAAGGTAGTAGAGCACCGATCTTTAAGTTCTATAAGAAGCCTTGGCAACGAATTGAAGACTTAATCACAAACATTCCTTCAGGTTTAACACAACACGATGTTACTAATAAAGGAACACCTTCTAAAGATGATCCTTGGTATCGCTATGTGTTAGAAGAGATGGAAGGTGGAATCACACATCGTCAGTTCTTTGATCGAATCGTAAAGACTGATAATGCTATGGATTGGATTGAGCGTAATAAAGTATCTTACCTTGACGTAGGTAAGTGGATGGCAGAGAACGGCTATGCAAATATTGAAGCTCGTTGTAAGCGCATTCATGAGAAGCTTGCAAACGGCGATAACATTATGCGTAGATTAACTACAGTTCCTAAAGATTATATTGGTGCTTTCGTTGGTCACTACCCAATGATGTTAACGCATCCTTATGAAGATCGATACATTACGTATCGTGAAGCAATGTCTATCATGGGTTTACCATACGACTTCGAGCTATTAAATCCTAAAGCAAACCTTAATCATATTTGCCAGAACGTGCCCGTATCAACAGCTGCAGACATGGCAACAGAGATTAAAGAATGGTTAGAAGGAAAACGCGATAGCGTAGATGCGACAGATAGAATCTTATTGCAATACAACCATAGTGAAACTCAAGACTTCCGCGATATGGTAGAAGTTGAAAAGAGTTCGCTAGAGGGTTTCTTTTCTTAATTACTTGTGATATAATATACAAATACACTTTGGAGAAATACATGGGCTTAATGGATAAACTAAAAAAGAACTCGAAGATCGAGTACACATCAGTACTTGAAGATTCTAAGTTCTTTGGCGCAAAGGATATGATTCCTACAACTGTGCCAATGATCAATGTTGCGTTGAGTGGAAAGCTAGACGGTGGGTTAACTCCAGGACTCACCGTTCTAGCCGGACCATCAAAGCACTTTAAAACTGCGTTCTCTTTGCTTATGGCAAAGGCTTATATGGACAAGTATCCAGACGCCGTAATGTTGTTTTATGATTCTGAATTCGGTACACCTCAAGCATACTTTGATTCATTCGGTATTGACACATCACGAGTACTTCATACACCAATCACCGACGTTGAACAACTTAAGTTTGATGTAGTTGGTCAATTAAACAACCTTGAGCGTGGTGAAAAGGTTATTATCGTTATTGACTCAGTTGGTAACCTTGCTTCTAAGAAAGAATTGGAAGACGCATTGAACGAGAAGTCAGTTGCTGATATGTCTCGAGCAAAAGCACTTAAAGGTTTATTCCGTATGATTACACCTTACTTAACCATGAAGGATGTACCAATGGTTGTAGTGAATCATACATACATGGAAATCGGTATGTTCCCTAAAGCTGTCGTATCAGGTGGCACAGGTATCTACTACTCTGCTGATACAATCTGGATTCTTGGACGTCAACAAGATAAAGATGGTACCGAAATCAAAGGTTATCATTTCATTATCAACGTAGAAAAGAGTCGTTATGTTAAAGAAAAGTCTAAGATCCCTGTATCTGTTTCTTTTGATGGTGGTATTCAGAAGTATTCTGGTTTGCTTGATATTGCTTTGGCTGGTAACTTCGTTGTTAAGCCTAACAATGGGTGGTATCAAAAAGTGGACCGAAGCACAGGTGAGCTCGTCGGCACAAAGGTACGAGAGAAAGATACGCTCAATAAAGAATTCTGGGACGACATTCTAAGTTCTGCTGAATTCCAAAAGTACATTACTGACAACTTCCAAATTGGTCATGCTGCAATGTTGCAAGATAAGTACGAGGATATCGATGAAGATAACGAGTAAATCGTACTCATTTGTTGAGAATGATTTTAGTGATGATTCTTGGCATGTGAAAATTAATGAAGGTGTTTATAAAGATATCGTCTACAAATACGGAAGAATCCAAGTAAAAGAAAACGGTGATGAAGCTAGTTTAAGTTTTCAATATAAGATTATTGATCTACCAGAACATCTTAACGAAGAAGACTTAAACTGCAGTGTTGAATTTATGGATACACTCGGCGATATCTTAACACATATCATTGAAGATTCTTTAGAAACTGGACATTTTAAATTAGGTAATAATGATAAGTCAACTGATTCTGAACCAACTGTGCACTAATGAAGAGTTCACTCGTAGAGCGCTTCCATTCCTCAAAGATGAATACTTTGAGCGTGGTGAGAAGCTGCTCTTCGCAGTTGTTAAACACTTCATTGATAAGTACAATACGATTCCTACAGAAGCAGCTTTAAAGTTAGAGCTACAGAAGATCCCAAATGTCTCTAATGAGATCCTTGAGAACGTAAGTAGAGCTTACAAATCAGAGCCAGTAGATATTAATTGGGCACTTGATGAAACAGAAAAGTTTTGTCAAGATCGCTCAATCTATCTTGCGATTATGGAATCTATTCAGATTATCGATGGTAAGCATAAGGAACTAACTAACAACGCTATCCCAGACATTTTGTCTAAAGCCTTGGCAGTTAGCTTTGATACTAACATCGGCCATGACTACATCGATAATTCTGATAGTCGTTATGATTTTTACCACAAGGTTGAAGGTAGATTACCATTCGATCTTGACTACTTCAACAAAATCACAAAGGGCGGATTGCCAAATAAGACGCTCAATATTATTCTAGCCGGTACCGGTGTTGGTAAGTCATTATTCATGTGTCACATGGCAGGTTCTTCTTTAGTACAAGGTAAGAACGTTCTATACATCACAATGGAAATGGCAGAAGAACGTATCGCTGAACGTATTGATGCTAACTTGATGAACATTCCAGTAGATCAACTTGAGTCGTTGCCAAAGCAGGTATACGATCAAAAGATCCAAAAGATTGGTCAAAAGAATATTGGCAAGCTAATCATTAAGGAATACCCAACAGGTGCTGCACACGTTGGTCACTTTAGAGCATTGTTAAATGAACTTAAACTTAAAAAGAACTTTAAGCCGGACATTATCTTTATTGACTACCTTAATATTTGTGCGTCCTCGAGAGTTCGTGGCCTCGGTGGATCAGTTAATACGTACTCATATGTTAAAGCGATCGCAGAAGAAATGCGTGGATTGGCAGTTGAAACAGGAGTCCCCCTTGTATCCGCCACCCAGACCACACGATCAGGATACTCAAATACAGACGTGGGCCTTGAGGACACAAGCGAATCGTTCGGCCTTCCAGCGACAGCAGACTTTATGTTCGCAGTTATCTCGACGGAGGAGTTGGAGAAGCTCGGGCAGGTGATGGTGAAACAATTAAAGAATCGTTATAATGATCCAACATCAAACAAACGATTCATCATTGGCATCGACAGAGCTCGTATGAAACTATACGATGTTGAACCAAGTGCTCAAACATTGATCGACGATGCAGCTCATGTTCCTAGTGATAAACAAGACAAGCCATTAAATACATTTGGCACTAGAGAAAAACAGAGTTTTGGAGATTTTAATTATGAGTGAAGATAGATCAAAAGGAAAATACAAAGTAACATACTACATGTCAGGCGGCAGTAGTAGTGTAGGATTTAAGTGGTTTGATACGTTCAGTGAGGCTTCAGAGTTCTCATTGAAGATTAAAACCGGTGATGTAATCGAAGTTAAATGGTACCCAAATGAAAGTTAAATTAGTTTCCTATAGTAAACCAAGCCGTCAATACTACGACGAAGGCTTAGCCGATACTCAAGACTTAATCGCATTCTGTGCTAGAGTGTCAAATCCAGCTAATCAATTCAACAGTGGTACTTCAGAGAAATTGATTAATTATCTCATTAAGCATAAGCATTGGTCACCATTAGAAATGGTAAGTGCTTGTATGGAGATTACTACCACTCGTGATATTGCACGTCAGATCCTTCGTCATCGTTCATTCTCATTCCAAGAATTCTCTCAACGATATGCAGATCCAACTGCGGCGTTAGAAGAAGCTTTTGTGATCAGAGAAGCACGTTTCCAAGACGAAAAGAATCGTCAAAACTCTATCGAACTTGACGGCAGCGAAGAACAACGATTGCTTGCGATTGAGTGGGAACGTGCACAGAAGCGAGTTCTATTTGCAGTACAGCGTGAGTATGAGTGGGCGATTAAGAACGGAATCGCAAAAGAGCAAGCTCGAGCAGTGTTACCTGAAGGTTTGACTGTTTCACGAATGTACATGAATGGAACACTTCGTTCGTGGATTCACTTCATTGAGTTGCGATCTGGCAACGGTACACAAAAAGAGCATAGGGAAGTAGCTCTTGAATGTGCTAGAGTGATCGCAGAGGTCTTCCCGATGGCTAAGGATATGGTTACCCTTCCTGAAGCATAAAAGCTTCCCGTAGGTCTTCTAAACGGCCCTCATAAGTTGTTGATTTTAAACGACTTTTTGAGGGCCTTTTTTCGTCTGAAAAAACCCTTATAAATCAACAACTTAGACTGTATCATTTTAGACACAGTTTGCAGTTTATTTTCGTCAAGCCCTGTACAATTACCCGCAACTATGGTAGAATATATCCATACAGTGAAAAAAGGAAAACAAATGTATAAGTTCGAAAATATTGCAAAAACAGGTGAAACTATTCGTGGCTACGACTTCAAACCAATGGTCGGTCGTAATGATTGTTATGTTGAAGGTAAGGTTGTAGAGATCAACCCTAAAGACGTTCCATACGCTTGCTACAAAGTTACTTGTACTAAAGACGTGTTTGACGGCGTTGAACACACTGAGACTAAAGGTTCTCGAGTTGGTAAGACTGTCTTCATTCCGATGGAAGTAAGCTTCATGGAATTTGATGCTCGTATCATCAACCTGTCTAAGTAAGGAATCGTTATGAGAATCACATTTCGAGTAGTTCGTCTCAATGAGTTGTTTACGTACAATGGGAATTTGTATCAGAAAGCCTCGACGAGAACTGCCCGCATGATTGAAAATGGACGAGTGTTCTACATTGAACAGCTCGCAGATTGTAGTGTGTAACCCTGTACAGCGGGTAATTTTTGTGATATAATAGACCTATGGGAAAAATGAAAGATCTAGTATACGATATTCGAGAATTGCTCGAAGCAGGATTCTGGCCAGTAGACATTGTCAAGCGTGTGCCAGGCGCTACGATGGAGATGGTTCTCGAAGTAGAAGACGAGATGTACGCAAACGAACAACACAATATTGGACCTGATTATGAGTAAATTGAAACGCACTGATTCATACATTTTTACAGCCGACGCCAATAGCGTTACTGATATGCAACAAATCGATGTTGTGAAGAAGACAGTTCGTGCTAGTAATCGTCTAGCATTGCAGAATTATAAATGGGCTTGTCATCGTGCAGAATATAATGGTCTTCCATTGCCTAAAAAGCCTGCAACTTATCGAGTTCGTTTGATGGGTCGTGGTCCACGTCGAGTTAATGCTCGAGCAGATGGCCGTCATCGTACAGCATATGATTCTTCATTGCCACAACGATACGCAACTCGATTCGATGTTTATGTTCATGAGGTACGTTAATGAATGACAAGTCAAAATACAGTGTTAGTTGGAATCAACCCTACAAAGTTTCTGTAGGTTGGCGTAAGCGTCAAATCGTAGAACAAACTTTGAATGAACTACATTCAATGCAGTTGGATATGATTGATGAAGCTCTTGAGAAGAGTGATCTTCGAGAAGCTAAGGAAGTAATTGAATACATCAAAAATAAGGTATGATCTTGTACATTAAACCTAGTCGATATCTTAGCGCTGCTAAGCGTGAGGAACTGTATAAAGCTGGAAGTCTTTTCCTTGAGGAACTGATGGACGGTAAGCAACGAAAGATTGAAGTAATAGTCTCAGTGCGTGGTGCAGGATTAGCTGAGAATGTAGATGGCTATTGTTTATGTACTGAAGAATACGATAATGGCAAACCAAAAGAATTTGAAGTTGAAATCCGAGGAGATCGAGGATTAGACTACGCCATCAAATGTATGGCACATGAGTTTGTACATATTTGGCAGATGTGTACTGGTAGAATTAATGAAGGTGTTTATCATTCAACCAAAGACCACTATAACTCTGAATGGGAAGTAGAGGCACGAGAACTGGAAGATCCACTTTACGAAATATATTTGAAGAATAGTTGATAGTTTTTAGTAAGTTTCCTGTTGATGTAGTACCTTTGGGCGGCCGTAAGTGTCGCCCTTTTTTTATTATAAATAGCAGTATCGAGTATAAATCAGAGACTTTAATGGCAGCACTTTCTCAACAAGAAATTTATAAGTACGACTGGCGTATAGACCTATTCCTTAAGAAGTTCAAAGGTAAAGAAGAATTTGAACTTAATAATGGGAAGAAGGTTGTCTTCGTCTATGATAAAGATCTCTATAATAAAGTAGCTAAAAAGCAGGACATTAAGAAGTCTATTCTTGTTGGTACTGACAACAATACATACAAATTCACCGACCTCAAAAAGAACAAAGAGTTTGGAGGCGGCGGTGGATCCGGCGCTGGAGCAGACGTTACTAAATTAGGTGAGTCTGCTCAAGCTGTTTTTGCTCAAGCAAAATGGATGGGTTCAAAGCAATACACTAAAGAAGATATTAAGAAGGCATACGCTAAGTCAGACACTGATGAGACTATAAGTAATATCGAAAATAAGTTAACCGGTGAATGGAGAGCATCTTCAATCCTTGGTGCTGAAGAGTTATATAAAGAATTCAAGGGTAAGCAATACACGTTCCATCGTGGTTCTCCTTGGGTTGACAAACTTGAGAATCATTGGAAGAAGTTAAACAAAGAAGAAAAGCTTTTCAGTAACTTGAATAAGTGGACACCAGCTGACATCTACATGGTCTCAGCAGCAGGTGCTAGAGTAGATCTTACTAAAGCAAAGAATATTGCTGATCTAAATAATATGATGATTGAGAATCTAAAGTCTAAAGACATCATTGGTGTATCACTAAAGTTGATGAAAGACAAAGCTCATCTATCATACTACAACTTTGGCGGTAAGAAAAAGATTATCAAGTTTGATGATTACACTACAGGAACACAAGGATTCTTTGGTGGTAAAGACGTTTATATCTACTTTACTGTCGACGGTAAGATTCAATTCCGTACATTCCCTGAAACATTCCAAGGTGAAATCAAAGGTAAGAATGCTAACCAAGGTAAGTTATCTTACGGACCAATTCAATCGGTGCTTCGTAGCTTAAAAGCTCCACAGCTTACCGATGTTAAACCATTGAGAGACGGATTGACTAAAGCAGATCCGAAAATATATAAAGAGTTCTATGACAACTACAAGAAGTACGCAAAGGACGCCAATAAACTTGACTTCAAAGGATTCATTGATCTCTGTGAAGAAAAAGGTGTATCATGGTGTTTTAGTAAATTCCTTGGTGTACAACTTATTAGTATTATAAAATCAAAGAAAATTGAAGATGATTTTGTTACAGCATGTATTTCATACGCTTCATCATCTTCTGACCTATCAGCTCCATTCGTAAAAGTAGAATAATGAGAACATTTAAAACTTTCCTAGCAGAACAAAAGAATACTCACATGACTCACATCGAAGATTTGATCCTCGATGGTGGAGTGAATGGAGCTAGACAAGCTATCGTCGCACTACAGTCTTTAAGAGATATGTTAGCAGGCCATGAAACGGCTGAGGCTAAAGTAGGACTGACTGTTAAGTGGGACGGTGCTCCAGCTGTGTTTGCCGGAACAGATCCATCTGATGGCAAATTCTTCGTCGCTAAAAAAGGTATCTTCAATAAGAATCCAAAGGTGTATAAATCTCATAAGGATATTGAAGCAGATACTGACGGCGATCTCCAAAAGAAGTTAAAGATTGCATTTGATAATTTAAAACTATTAGGCATTAAAGGTGTTGTCCAAGGTGACATTATGTTCACCAAGGATGATTTGAAAAACGAAACTATTGAAGGTGAAGAGTATATCACATTCCATCCAAATACAATTGTATATGCAGTTCCAAAACACGAAGCTGGAGACTTATTGAAGGCCGAGATTGGAGTTGTATTCCACACTGCGTATGAGGGTAAAACATTTGAGGAAATGAGAGCATCCTATGGCGTCGATGTTGAAGCGTTCAAGAAAACTGCAAAGGTGTGGGCTGTATCAGCTGGAGTACGAGACGTTGGAGGACGAGCAAACCTCACCGCCAGCGAAACGAAGCAAGTCACGAAAGCATTATCCGATGCAGGTAAATTATTCCAGTCAATTGGACGAGGAGTATTTGAGCTTATCTCATCAGATTCAGAACTTAACGCCATTATCAATACTTACAATAACACCTACATCCGACGTGGAGAACGAGTGGGATCCGGACGACAACATATTAGAGGATTAGTTCAATACATCCACGATAAGTACCAGAAGGATATTGATAAGTTAAAGACTGATAAATCAAAAGAAGCTAAGATCGCCAAACGCCAGGCTGTATTAGACAATATTGATTCACATCAATCTGACCTTGAAAAGATCATAGAATTACAGAAGTTAGTTGTAGTTGCAAAAGAGATTATTATAAATAAGCTAAACCAGATCAATACTACCAAAACATTTGTTAAGACAACCAATGGGTTTAAAGTAACAGGTGCTGAAGGTTTTGTTGCAATTGATAGGATTGGTGGAGGGGCCGTTAAACTGGTTGACCGCCTCGAGTTCAGTACGAACAACTTCAATCCAGATATTATCAAAGGTTGGGATAGTCCTGGCCGCGGTTAATGGGAAAAACATGTTAAAGTTTAAAGAATATTCTAAAGAGTTAGATGCTGTCATTGAGTCTATTGAACTCACTGAAGAAGATCTCCAGCAATTGGATGAAATTCTGGACACGGCTGCCAGATTTAAAAAGCGTCAATCATTCATTCGCAAGCGTGCTAGAGTAGCACTTGCCAGAAAAATTCAAGCTAAGCGTTTAGCAACACCTGAACGTCTTAAAGCACGAGCAAAGAATAGAGCAAAGTCTCTATTAATTAAGCGCCTTTTCCAAGGTCGTTCACGCTCACAAATCCCATTATCTCAAAGAGCACAGGTTGATAAGAAATTAGCAATGCTGAAAGGTGCTGTTAAACGCATCTCTACAAAATTACTACGTCGTGTAAAACAAGACGACATTGCACGTAAGACTGGTCATAAGTCAAAGAGCCGTTCATCGTCTTCAGCAGGAGCTCTATAATACATGAAACATTTTAAAGAGTATTTGAAGGAGGCAACAGGCCACGTAACATTTACGTTTGGTCGTTTCAATCCTCCTACTATTGGACATGAAAAACTCATTGAGAAAGTTCATGCAGTATCTAAAGGTACGTATCGTATCTACGCATCTCAATCTACAGATGCTAAAAAGAATCCATTAAGCTACAATGATAAAATTAAATTTATGCGCAAGATGTTTCCACGTCATGCGCGTTCTATCATTGCAGATACAAAAATTAAGACAGCCTTTGATGCACTAGACTCTTTGTATGAACAGGGTTATAGACAAGTCACTTTCGTTGTAGGCTCTGATCGTGTTGAAGAGTTCCAAAGAACTTTGAACAAGTACAACGGAGAAAAACGTGCCACAGGATTCTACAATTTTGAGGGAGGCGTACAAGTTGTCTCTGCTGGTGAAAGAGATCCAGACGCCGAAGATGTTAGCGGAATGTCTGCAAGCAAAATGCGCGCAGCAGCCAGAGATAATAACTTCGAGTTGTTTGCAAAAGGACTTCCTTCAGGATTTAGAGAAGCACAGAAGTTGTTCAATGCAGTCCGTTCTGGAATGGGCCTTAAAGAATCCTATAACTTTAGACAACACATTCAACTGCCATCAGTGTCCAAAGAACGTGAAGCCTACATCAACGGAGAGCTCTTCAACATCGGAGACGTAGTTGAAGTTAAAGAATCGAAAGAGATCGGAGAAGTAAAAATCCTCGGATCAAACTATGTGATTATAGAAACCTTTGAAGGTAAAAAACAACGTAAGTGGTTGAAGGACGTTGTTCGTATTGAAGAAGCCGCAGTAAATAAACTGATGGATTGGTCAACAACTTCAACTAAGTTAAAATCTTTTAAAGAACTAAATTAAATGGGAAGCCAAAAATGAGCGATCGTATTCTTACACTTTTAGACATTGAACGTACACTAAGTGGACCTTACTATACAGGGTTTACATTAGTTCGTGTTTTCAATGATACAGCTAGCGCAGTATTACTTACTGTGAAAACTGCAGATTCAACTACTGTTGGAACTGTTACATGTAAAGCTGGGGAAGTTATTTTTGTACGTAAAAAACCAGCCGAAACTCTTGAAGCAAGCGCTGGTGTTAAAACTGTTGCAGTAGCATTTGGAGACTAATATGAAGTCATTCAAAGAGATTGCAGAAGCACGCTACGTAGCATCGACTGACTTTAAACTTTCTCCATCTGGACGTAAAGTTCATAAGATGAAGAAGATTGCTGATGATGAGACTGATGAGAAAGACGAGAAGGAAGTTAAAGAAGGTACTCTAAATGAGTACGAAGCTAAAGACGGTGTATATCGTCACCAAGCTCGTCCAGGTCGCTACGGTGGATCTGAAAAAGAAAGCGACTATGTTGCTGGTCCTTCAAAGAAAGAACTAGACAAGATTGAAGCTGAGAAGAAAAAGAAGAAGGTTAAAGAGTCTACAGACCTTGAAGAAGCTGTCACTGTTAAGAAGCATGATTACAGCTGGGGTAAGATGGTAACTGTACATCATGGTTCAGAAAATTCATACCCACTACATCCAGAACATCAAGCTGCTATTAAGAAATTAAAGCATGGTGAAAAGACTTCTTTCAAAGATGAAACTGGTGCTCATGTTACTGCACACCGTGAAGATGACAAAGTTCATTTAACTCATAAGGGTTCTAATAAAAAGACTACAGTTGCTCACTCACACTTCAATGAGTCAGTTGAATTAGATGAAGCAACTGATAAGCAAGAACAACGTATCCTTATGTTGGCTCGTCTTGGTTTAGTTGATAAAACAGACGTAAGCAAATTACGTGTTGCTTTAGAACAACTCAAGGCTGATAAAGCACTAACAGTACAACAACGTACATTATTACTTGGTGTAATGTCTGATCTTATCTCTCTTGTTACAGGTGATGATACAGTATTCAACCGTGTAAAGATGGATGTACAAAAAGAAGATTATGAGATTATTGAAGAAGAGAGCGTAGTATTAGAGTCTAATGATAAAGACAAAGATGATACACCTCCATTCGATCCAGATCCAAAGAAACCAGCTTCAGCTAAGGCAGGCAAATATGGTTCTGGTTACTCAACAGCTCGTCACCTTGCTCGTCTTGCTTTACAAAAGCAACAGCAAAAGAAGCAGAAATAAATAAAGCAAGGTATTACATCAAATGGAAATCGAGAGAATTGCTAAATTGGAAATTCAAGTAGAAGCAATTAAGGACGACGTAAAAGAAGTGAGAGAAGACATTAAAGAACTTCATTCGCGTATTACGACAGGTAACCGTGAAATTGTTGAAAAGATCGAAGCAATGGATCAGCGTTTAGAAAATAAACTAAACGCTTCTGCTGCTGCGGCTAAGCAACAACACCAAGACATCCAAGATGAAATCCAAAAGGACGTAAATAAAATTTCAGATAGAGTTGATACTCTAGAGAAGTGGAAATGGATGATCATTGGTGGAGCTATCGTAATTGGCTACGTAATTGGTCACTTAGATTTTTTTAACAAATTTTTAGGATAAGGAATACTAAAATGGTATGGGGTATTTTTAAATCGGATGCAATTTCCGAAACATATAAGAAGATGAAAGCTGAAGGCCTTAAGGGTAATCAGCACAAGCTTGATAAAAACAAGAACGGTAAACTTGATTCTAACGACTTTAAAAAGTTACGTGGAGAAGAAACCGAAGCAGAATTAGACGCAATGATCGCTGAAGTTTTAAAAGCAAGCGATGATGCTGGCAAGTGGATTGGTGATTTTGTTAAGTCGGATAATCCAAAGTTTGCTGGTAAGTCTAAAGAGAAGCGTAAGCAAATGGCTCTTGCTGCTTACTACGCTGCTCAGAAAAAAGAATCCACTGATTATGAATCTTTCATTGAGTTGGATGAAGAAGTCCAAGGCGAAATCGTAAAGACTGGCGCTAAGGAAATTAAACATGCTAATATTAAGGACAAACAAGATGATCAAGACGTTATGGAACCTCATTCAAAGGGTGAAGCAGATTTTCTCGACCAACACTCAATCGAAGTCACAGACGATCCAGCCGCAGACGGAGCCAAAACCGGAAGCGACAAGCTTAAGCACGCCAGTGAGCCAAAAGGAAACGGTGCAGGTAAGTACGACGGTAAAGGCAAAACCGGAGTTAAAGAAAGCGCCGGCGAAGACGACTCCAGCGAAGAAGCCAGTGACGAAGCAACCGCAGTCGCAGAAGAAGCAAGCTGCTCCTCAAAAGGCAAAAAGAAAAGCTACAGCGCCTTCAAACAAAAAGTAATGCAAAAGTAAGGATATAACATGGCACAAGCACCTCATTGGGCTCCTGATGCAGTTGCTACTGAAAAGGGTTGGGTTGATCCCAACTCTGGTGAATTATTAGTTGCAGTTGAAGGTTTACTTGCAGAAGAAACTCCTAAGAAGAGAACTCGTAAAGCAACAACTACAGTTGAAGAAACACCTGTAGTAGAAGAAGCACCACCAGCGACTGAGTAAATAACAGAGGGAGGAATCCCTCTGTTATCATTTTATTAGGATATTATGAAAAGTTTTGAACAACTTACTAGTAAGAATTTTACGTTATTTGCTGCGAAGAATTATAACAACCCGCAGTGTATGACACAAGAAGAATTTGAAGACGACATACAACGCTTCAAATATCTTAAAAGGTTATTCAATCGTTATGAAACAAATGGCGAACTAAGTGAGCGCCTGATCTTAAACCACTTGATAGTACTTTATAATGTGTTTGGTATTAAGGCGGCTAATCATATGATGTTCTATAAGATAGAAGAAAAGAACTGGCCGGTTCTGAAGACATTCCTAGTTTACTTAAATTACCTGCCAGAAGATCAATACGTTGAAGTTCCTCTAGATGAAAAAATTGTAGAGGCACTAAGGAAAATTTAAAATGGCAATTTTACAACGCGCAGTAGATGTCTACTATACGTTTAGATTTTTAAGACAGTTAGTTACACCTTGGAATGAGACTAAAGCGTTTAAGCTTGGTCTTGTTGATGAAGATGGTAAAGTATTACGTAAGCCAAGAACACCTGAAGAGAAAGATGCATATACATTATTCTTCCGTTTAGTCTATAACATTAAACGTTTATTGAATAAAGTTCCATTAGGTAAAACAAAGCTTGCGTCATATGTTGCAGCTTTATGGCTTATCAAAGAAAATACTAAGATGAGTGAAGAAGCAGTGTTTGAAGGTTTTAAGGCTTACCTTGATCAGAACGGTGTTGAATTAGATAATACATTATCTGAGTCAAAAGCATGGATGACTAAAGGTGAGAATCTGCTTCCAGGTAAATATAAATTAGCAGAACATGTTGTTTCTCCAATCACTGGTGATGTGGTTGCATTTAAGGGATCAATGATCTTAGTTAATGAAGCATCATGTGTTCCACAAGCTCAGTTTGCTGGAACTAACATTTACTCAGTTTATCATACATCGACTAAGCAAAAGATTTATATCACAGTAGAAGACATCTATAGATGAGAATCAAGCACTTAAACATCACTAGACGTTTATGGAATAAACATTCAGGCATTGCTCAGCGTAAGCTTGCTTTAAAAAAAGAAGAAATCAAAGAGGGAACTATGGAAACACATCGCGTAATGGTAACTGTATCTGATCCGCATCACACAATGAGTACGATGCGTAAAGAAAAGATCATGAAGCGTGTTAAAGTTAAGGCTAATGATCGTGAACACGCAGTTGATTCAGCTATTCACCACTATAAGAAAGCTGGTTACAAAGTTCACGACCATGAATACATTGGTAAGGTTAACGAATCCGTTGAATTAGAAGAAGCTACAATGGATGATCTTCGTAAGAAGTTAAGTAATCATACTGCTAAAGCTTTAGAAGCTAATAAACGCGGAGATGATGAAGCGGTTAAGAAGCATCAAGTTGCTATGAACAAGGTTAAAGATCAAATGACTAAGCTTGTTCGCAATGAAGAAGTTGAATTAGATGAAGCTAGTGGAGCTTATGAGAAAGCTGAAGAGAACAAGCGTTCTGCTGAAGCTGCTAAGAAACAAGGCGACCACTTTGCATATCACCTTCACATGGCTGATCACCA